TTTATCAATTATGGAGATAACCTAGAATGGCATATGTTGGTACACCTATAGATACACAAAACCAATTTCAGTCTTTAGTAGGAAAAAGATTTAGTGGTGATGCTAGTACAACAGCATTTACATTAGATGTTGCTCCTACCTCTACATTAGACATAGAAGTCTTTGTAGAAAATGTTAGACAGGACCCAAACTCTGCATATAGTTTATCAGGCACTACATTAACATTTGCTGCCGCACCTCCTAGTGGTACAAATAATATTTATGTAGTACATCAAGCAAAAGCAGTAGGAACAATTAGTCCTGCAGCAGGAACTGTCAATGCAGATTCTTTTGACAACACGGTTATATCTGGACACACAGCTTTAGCTGCAACTCCTGCAGATACAGATGAGTTTTTAGTATCAGATGCAGGAACAATAAAGAGAATAGATTTTTCACATATAAAAGGAGTTGTAAGACAAGTTGTTCAAACAGTAAAACAAGACACATTTAGTATGAACTCTAGCACTTATGCAGATGTTACAGGAATGTCTGCCTCTATAACTCCTAGCTCAACAAGTAGTAAGATTCTTGTGCTTGTAGATACACAAGTTAGTAGTGCTGTTACTTACAATGTAAATCTTAGATTAGTGCGAGGCTCTACTGAGATACACACAAAAGTTCAAAGAATTGCACAAGATGGTCAAGGACAGTATAGAGAATACCCATTAACTTATATATTTCTTGACTCGCCAAGTTCCACGTCTTCGACAACTTTTAAATTACAAATGAAGGTAAATGGGCAAACGGCATATTTAAATAGACCATCTGACACAGGTGGATATAACCCTTCAGGCGTAGAATCAGATAGCACAATAACACTCATGGAGATACTAGCATAATGGCAGATTTACATAAAGCAATAAGAGCAATACATGACACAGTTGTAATTGTTAATGGTAACACAAAAGAAGATATAGTAGCTTTAGATAATAGTGGAAATAGTGTAACTATAAACTGGACAAATGTTGAAGCATGGAATGACCCAGACGAATATAAAATTAAAAGATTAGCGGCTTATCCTACTTTTCAAGAATTTGCAGAAGCATATTGTGAAAAAGAAATCGGTGGAGATTCTACAAAATGGGATGCTTACAAGACTGCTTATAACAAAGTAAGAACAGACAATCCGAAAGGTTAATCATGGCATTTGGAGAAGTTGGAACATCACTATCCAAGATAAAAGCCAATAGCTTAAATCTTGCAGGTACATTTGGATTTACAGGCACAGTATCGGGATTAGCTGATGAAACACCTTTAGTATTACTTAGCACATTTACTTCTGATGGTTCTGATGCTACTGCAAGTTTTACAAGTACACATATAACATCTACCTTTAAAGAATATTTGTTTGTGTTTAATAATATTCATCCTGAAACTAATAATACACATTTTGGTTTTAATGGTAGTGTAGATAATGGTTCAAATTACAATGTAGCTAAAACAACTACTGTTTTTGAGGCATATCATAATGAAGGGGGAAGTGAAGCTGCTCTTTCTTATAGTGCATCTTTAGATTTAGCACAAGGCACAGGATTTCAAAGATTATCTGCAACTATTGGTAATGAAAATGATGAGTGTTTTAGTGGATTTTTAAGATTATATAATCCTAGTAGCACTACTTTTGTAAAACATTTTATTGCAACAACTTCAGGATATCAACATAGTAACTACAATGATGTAAAGTATGTGGCGGGATATTTTAATACAACTTCTGCTATCAACAACATTCAATTTAAATTTGAATCAGATGAAATACAAGGCGGAACAATAGATTTATTTGGAGTAGTATAGTGGCACTTAGTAAATTAGCAGCAAACTCTTTTGACCTGACAGATAATTATGCTTTTACAGGCACAACAACGGGGGCAACATCTACACAGAAATTATTTTTAATTAAGAATATTGATGCGAGTTCTAGTAGTACAGTGGATTTTCTTGATGGTACAAGTAGTGTTGTGTTAGACAATACTTATAAAACATATTACTTTAAATTCATAAATATTCATGGTTCTGCAACTGCCGAACTTCGTTTTCAAGGAAATGCTGCAGGTGGTTCAGGATTTAATGAAACAATGACAACAACATATTTTGTATCTAGACATGATGAAAATGGAAGTAATGGTCAAATAGGATATGATACAGGTAATGACCAAGCTAACGGAACTGACTTTCAAAGACTAGCAGATAATTTTGGCAATGATAATGATGCTAGTTTATGTGGTGATTTATTTTTATTTAATCCTAGCGATACAACTTTTGTAACTCATTTTTTAGCAACCACACAATATTATCAAAGTGCAGTGCCAAGAACTAATAATACTTTTGTGGCAGGATATTTTAATACAACATCAGCTATAGATGAAATACAATTTAAAATGTCTAGTGGCAATATAGATTCAGGGAGGATAGCGTTATATGGCATTAAGTAAGATACAACCTGCATCAATGGACCTAACTGCTAATTATGCTTTTACAGGAACTAACTCTGTGGCAGGAATAGATTATCCAGAAAAAAAATTAGCTACACTGACAGCATCTAGTAGCGGCACATTAAGTTTTACTAGTAATATAGATAGCACATATAATATCTATAAGTTTAGAATGATTAATTTACATCCTAGTTCAGATGCAAATAATTTAGAAGTAAATTTTTCTGCTGATGGTGGTAGTAATTACAATGTAACTAAAACTACCACAGCTTTTAGAGCTTTTCATTATGAAAATGACAGTGCCACAACATTTGAATATCATGCAGCTTCAGATATTGCACAAGGCACAGGTTATAAAAGATTATCATCTGGAACAGGTAATGCAAATGACGAGGGTGTTAGTGGTGAATTATTTTTATTTGACCCTAGCTCTACAACTTTTGTTAAGCATTTCCTAGGAGTGACACAAGCAGTGCATTATGAAGATATAAGTTGGAATAGGTATGTAGCAGGATATTGCAATACGACATCTGCTGTAAATGCTGTTCAATTTAGATTTGTGTCAGACCAAATAGACTCAGGTACAATAGAAATGTACGGAATTAATTAAGGAGAAACAATGCCAAGATATCATAATATAAATGGAGT